AGATGTCGAAGTAGATGTAGATGTCGAAGTAGATGTTATATCCTCTGTTGTTGTTGTCGTAACAGAAGAACCTAATACTGTATATGATATATCATTATCATTACACACTCTCTCTATGTTTCTTATATATTCACAACCACCACAATTAAACGTATATGTACCAAAAATATCATCAACCCCATGTTCTGAAGGATAAAAAGTGTAAGGGAAATTAATACCCGTTATTGTCACGGTAGGCGTATCAGGCGTGTCAGTAGCAGCCCTAGATGTATTATTATTAGTCGTTACCCCACCACAATCAGGAGTAAATGTTAAATTACACGGTCCATTACTAGGACTACTAAACGTAACCGAAACTCCACCTGTGGTAGTAGTTGTAGTAGTATCTGGAGTGTCTGTGGCTAACCTGTTATTAGTATCGTTAATATTTCCCATTTTCTTTTATTATATAAATATATTTATTCTATTAAATCTTTTACTTATTGTCTTTATATTTTTATTTAACTTAGTATTGGTTGTGTGAAACAGAAGTTATTTGGTTGATGACATGGTAACCCTTCGGGCGCCTGTGTTACTGTTCCTGAATTATAAGTAACCCCTAAAGTCCAATAGTTCATTTGACTATTATTTGTCAACGAATTAAGAGTAAAGTTAGCCGTCGAATTACCTCTACTAACCGTAAGACCATAACCCGTGGTTAATGCGTTTGCTAATGTATCAAAATCACCATTTCCACAAGCGACATCATATAAATAGAATTCAGTTATTTGACTAACTGTTGTACTATCAGCATATGCCTTACCTGAGGATTGTGGTATTACCTGAGAACCTAACCAATCAAAATTAACACAATAAGTTGTTTCATTATTTCCCCTAGTTGTTGTCGTTGTAATCGGACCCGAACCACCGTCACCCATAGTGGTTGAAGTTGTTGTTGTCGGCTCTTCTGTTGTAGAAGTGGTTGTTGTTGGGTCGTCAGGTTCTCTAAAACTTGTCGTTGTTGTCGTTTCATCGCTTGGACATTTTCTATAAATGTCACATTCCTCACCTACTTGGTAAATTAATTTACCATCTGATGTTGATATATTTAACCCGGTACCACACACTTTTTCACTTTCTAATGGGTTTACCATTATCTCTCTCTGAATACCATCACAATCATCATAATACCCAATATGTCTTCCAGGTCCCGTAGAAATATGTGTAAATTCTATACAAACACATAACGGTTCAACTTCTGTTGTAGAAGTAGTCGTTGTTATATCCTCTGTTGTGCTAGTCGTTGTTGTCGGTTCTTCCGTTGTAGAAGTAGTAGTAGTCCTATCCTTAGTCGTAGAGGTAGTCGTTGTCGGCTCTTCTGTTGTAGAAGTGGTTGTTGTTATATCCTTAGTCGTAGAAGTAGTAGTTGTCTTATCCTCTGTAGTAGAAGTGGTAGTCGTCTTATCTTCTGTCGTACTAGTCGTTGTTGTTGGTTCTTCTGTTGTACTAGTCGTTGTCGTTATATCCTTAGTCGTACTAGTCGTTGTTGTTGGTTCTTCTGTTGTAGAAGTAGTTGTTGTCGGTTCTTCTGTTGTAGAAGTAGTTGTTGTTTTATCTTCACAATCAACAATAAAAACTTCCGATTGTCCACTCACTATTTCCGTAGCTGAAAATTCAATCCCCTGACAAATAGTAGCGTTACATGTTTTATTTATTGTTATCTGATTTCCATCACAATCTTTGTAAACCACAAACATTCTATCATCATAAGGGTTTGTCTTATAACAAACACATGGTTTTTCTGTAGTCGTAGTAGTTGTAACGTCTTTTTCAGTAGTTGTGGTTGTTGTAACGTCTTTTTCAGTAGTTGTGGTTGTTGTAACCTCCTCTGTGGTTGATGTAGTCGTTGTAACGTCTTTTTCAGTAGTTGTGGTTGTTGTAACCTCCTCTGTAGTTGATGTAGTTGTTGTTGGTACATCACCAATAACGTAACTTATATCGTCAATACAAATACCACTAATACTTATGTCGTCAATACACATCTCTATTTCATCACAACATATTAACTCACAATAAGGAACACATTTATCGTTGATATATATTGTATCATATCCGTCTTTAGGTCTATACCACGCAAACATATCCTCATCAAACTTAATTTGATACTTGTCATTAAACAGACCCTCATCACAGTAATCATCATAAACCAAACTCTTTACTTCGATTACACCACACTCTTCTGTTGTTATTATATAATCACCGATACTAATCTCATTAGCCGGTTTACCAACTATCTGATATTCATTATCATAAAACACCTGTGATGGTGTCCCGTCTAAGTTGTAAATCGTTCCAATTGGTTTTGTAGGAGCTTCAGTATAACACGTTGTTAATAAGTCGTTTGAATTCGTTTTGTTTAAATCCTCTAATACTAAAATATTATGATGGAATTCCACTTTAACCCTACCTTCATTAATATTAATGTATTTATATATTCTCCCACATGATGTACTCATCACAGGAACCATTTTAATGTTTTTTGTGTAATTACACACAATACTTTCATTCCCATATTGGAACTCCGAGTAATCACAGAAATCCATTTCTCCGTAATTAGGACTCGCAGCGATAATTAAATCACCGACATTAATATCCTGAACCCTAACTGTTTCAACATTTTCACCGACAATTACCTCATCAATAGTTATTTCGTATGGTATTGTTTCTCCTTTAACCCTATAAAATTCAGTATCCGTTAAATAACCTTGACACTCAGGTCTTATCTCATAATCAAGTCTACCAATACAATAAGGATTTATATTTGAATAAAAAAGATATTCGTTTCCGTAACAGAAATACCCTCCGTAACCACCATATCCTCCGTAACCACCATATTGACCGTAACCACCGTAAGAAGTGTAACTACCATAACCTCCGTAACCACCATATTGACCGTAACCACCATATTCGTCGATAGTTTCTAAGTCCGTTTCAAAATCAAGACCCACCAACACGGTGTTTCTTTCTTTTAAATATATGTGTATCGGAGCACCCGATTGGTCATAAGCATGTATCAACCTATTCTCTCCTGATTTAATCTTAACTATAAAAACATCACCAGCTTCGTCATACCATATAGTTTCTCCCTCAACCAAATCTTCTTTACAATCAAAGAACATATCATAAGGTAAAGTGGTACCGTCTTGAGCTTCAAAAGTCCCACCATGTAACCATATTTTTATATAATCAAAACCATCATCATTAACTCTATCACAAATACCAATACTATCACCCGTAGCATAACGGTGTCTGATAACATTTTGGTCTTCTTCTAAATCATCAACTGTTATACAGTCGTCAATTTCCCATTCTAACGAATGTGTGAATACGTTTGTGAAATCTAATAAGTTTTTATCCGATAATTTACCATATATCTGAGTATACGAACCTTTAGGTCCTTCAGTAAACATAAAGTCACCATTAACCGATTCAGGTGCATCAGGATAACACGAAAGATAAATGTCTTCAGTTATGTGTTTATATACAGGAAACCTGTCTATCGTATCTAACCCACCGACATACTGATATATCCCATGATATACCTTATCCTCGTCGACACATTTAACAACTTCAAACTTTTCAGTTAAAAATACAGTACCCCTCGGGTCTAACATATCTATATGATGGTCAGGGTAATTTACGTCATAGTGAACACCTCCGAACTGACTTTGGTCAATACTAAACGGAATGTTCTCCAATACAAAACATCTGTCTTTACAGTCATCTTGTCCTTCACCCTCATTAATAATAACTTTCATACCTATTTCTAACGAATCTATATCGAAACATTCTCCACAGTAACTATTGGTTATTAACTTTATCTCGTTATGACAATCATAACAAAACTCACCATCTTTAAATCCTTCAATCTCAAAAGCACTTAACCCTTCAACCTCTGGACTAGTCGTCTTTATAGTAGAACCAAATACTGTGTCAGCGACATACGTCAATCCATCGTCGTTATCACATAAAAAATCACAATCACTAACTTTATCAGCAATCTCATCTCTATATATGTCTTTAGATATTTGTGACAACATCTGAACAATAGTGGTCACAAAATCTTTACATTCATCAGGATAACACGTTACGTATGTTTCAAAATCACATAACATATAAATCGGATTGTCGTATTGTGGACACGTGTCAGGACTACCGGGTTGAGCATTATCCAAATTACACGAACCCATCTTATCAGACTCAGTCGAAGTAAAGAAATGTGTCCACTCTTTACCCCCTATTTGGTATATTTTGTCGTTTATTTTTACCTGTAAATACCAATTACCATAACGATATAATCTTTCGTAACAGTCAGGTATATTCTTATATTTTTTTAATGAGTCAATTAATGTCTCATATAATGTCTTCGCCAATGATAAGTCTAATGACATAACATCGTTTCTACACGGTTCTTCCCAATTAAACTTTGGTCTATGTAGATTATGGTTCTCAACTTTTTCACCAGTAAACCATAAAGTAGTTGCCGGTATAAACTGTTCAACTAAACGTATCCAATATGTACTAATTTTGTTTAAGTACGCATACGTTAAGTCATAATCATACGCCTTACCTAACCCACTTTCATAGTAATCCTTAAATAATTCGATTAAATCCCAATATTTCTTTCCGTACTTACCTTTACCCACTTCAACTCCGTTCCAAAAACCATATTCAGAGAATTGAGCAAATGTTAAATTGTTTAATAATACACCTGAATACGATAATGAGTGTTTTTGATATGTCCTTACAAAATCAAATAACACCGCTCGACCAGGGTTAAGGAATATATCAACGTTCTTTCTGTTTAATATAAACTTGTTTGTGTCTGAATCTGACTTCTTATTGTCGATGTCAGCCTTTAACTCCCAACCATCATCGAAGTTTGGGAAATTTTTATATCTATCATAGAATTTCTCACCATAAGTGAAATCTTCAAATTTTGTCTTAATTGTTTTTGGTGAAGTTGTCAAATCAGACCTTTCTTCATCCAATACCGAAACAGACTTATGTGAATCTGTCCTTTCAAACCAACCAGCACCCTTTTGGAAGAAGTAGTCGTTAGTTATCGTAGGAGTTTTAGGTATTGAATTGTCTGAAGTACCAACTCTCTCTATTGGATAGTCATCAACATTGTATACCCCACCCGATTTCTGTACTTCAACACTAATCAGTTCTTTATCTAAAATATAAGCATCACCATGATTCTCACCGTCAGGTAGTTGACCATTCTCTAAATACCCTAATACGTCTATTTCAACATTTGGATATTTCTTTTGGAAATCCGACTTATCTAGCCATTCCTCTTTAATTTCACTCCAAACTTTTATCGTTTTGAAGTCTACGTCAGATTCAAACCACTCACCATCAATAACGTTATCTAATTTTTCAGAAAACTTATCGTAATCAATTCGGTTTATAACCTTATAAACGTATTCGTTTATCTCAACAAATGATTCAGGTGCCCCAATAAAACTCAATAAGAATCTAAGGGGTTTTCTCGTACCTTTAGATTTGAATAGGTACGCCGAATTTAATATTATTCTTCTATATATTTCAATGTCAGTCTCAAATGGTGTTTTTCCTTTTGTTAACCCATCAAACTGACTGTCTTTTTTCTTATATAAGTACTCTTCGATGTTACGGTCCGTAATTGAGGTTATCACATCCAATCCTAATAACCCAGCCAAGTTCTTTAATAGTAAATCGGGTACGTTATTAATCTTATCATACGTAACATTGTTCATATACGCAATATTGTCTATGAATTTCTTTACATCATCGAAAAACCTACCATATAGTTGGAATATTTTCTTAACTTTTTGACCTTCCGTATCAAACTCTTGTAAAGAAGCCGTACTTAAAAAACGAGCAATTAAATTCGCCTTGTAGTTATCAATAACTTCACACGTTTCAAATAACTTCTCTAAATATCTTTCAAATTTATCCCCTTCAACTACAATGTTAAAGTCATCGGACAATTCCCATCTTATCTTTTCATCACCAAAATACAAATTACCGTCACTCGTTTCTTTAGGGACTTTAAACTTAGCCTCGTATAATGGAACGTTCTCTCTATCTAATAATAATTGTTCAAAATCGTCCATTAGTTCAAACTTCTTCTCGAATAAGATGTCGTTTAACTTAATGTAGAATTCTTCCTGTATTGGACCTGTAAATGGTTTTCCGTGAACAGTAATTGATAGTTCACCATTATATCTGTCTTCTGGTAATAAAACCTTTTTAATTTTATATTCAACACCCGAAAACAATAAAACATATTTTGTAAATTCTTTAGCGAAGTTTCTATCAGAATCGTATTGTCCATCGAAAACTTTTAAACCAATATTACTATATTCAATCCCTAATGGATTTCTAATCGCTCTTAATGGTATTTTAAAGGTCGTGGTATTAAATTGTAGATTGTTTACAACGTCATATGCCGTATCAACGGTCTGAGCGTCGGTTGTTGTTTTAAAGACTCTTAAAGACGCTGGAAATGTGTTGGCAATATTCTCAACCGCAACCTTAGCCCTTAAAAAAGCAGACCCAAACAAATCTTTGGACCCCTTTTCAGTGTTAAACTTTATTTTTAATGATTGGTCAAATAGTTTACTAACTTCTTTAATTGATTCCTCACTGTTTAAGTCCTCTAAAGAAATTGGTTTAGAAAAATCTGAAGTTGTAAAACTTTTAGTATCTCTAACAACAGGAGTTCCTTCTTCAGAAAAGTTTTTCTGCGTGAAATCATTACCCTCAGTATTCTGACCCCCTACAAGACCATCTGAGAATGTACCACTACCGTTAGAAGGAAATCTAATGTTTGCCATTAATTCGCTATATTATCAAAACCTTTGGACGTGTCGATGTCATCAATTCTATCTTCACGGACCTCATATAATTTATTATTAATTTCATCACGTATTTCAAATAAGTTATACTGTCTGTATATATTATTCTCTTTATCGTAAATCGTGTATATTCCGTCTTCAATTGACTTAGTTTGGTTACCATACAATGCGTATGCTAATGTTTGTTCGTCGTGTTCTACTAACTCAACCTCCATGTGTACAGGGTTAAAGTAAGTATTGGTTAAGATAACATTTTGGTTTGGTTCACCAATAAATGGAATCTCATTTGGATTATTTGTTGGAGCAGTACTCGGAGTTACAGTACAATATACTAAACTCGTAGGATTACTCGTATATCTATATCTTAAAGATTTTTGATTTGTATTTGTTAAATTAGCAACTATCGGTTCACAGAAAAAACTACTCGTTATAACTCTATAGAAGTTACTAATCTTTTTACCACTTTCGTCTAAGTATTCAATTCTGTACCCAACCAATCCGTTATTCACAAATTTACCTCTATCTTCTGATGGTATACTTGATACGTCAAATATCAACCCCTTAACGTTTGGTAATGTTAATAACACACCACAATCTGTGATATTCGTTCTTATTTCTTTTGGTCTGATGTATAAGTTATACACCCCTAAATCTGAAAATTCCCCACTTTCAAGTGTTAAATTATATAACCCTCCTAACATCTCTGTTTCTTGAGTACCACCTGTCACATCGTTATGGAAAACAGGTGACAAAATATCACTAGCATTTAATTTTTTAAACACTGGCGCCGTATTTGAATCTCTATCTGAAGCATAATGTAAAAAAACCTCCACATCGGAAGGTGTAACATCTGCTGGTCTCTTTATTCCGTAATTACCTGTTGCCATCTCTTTTTATATTATTATAAATAGTATTTTATTAAATTTTTTAGTCCCTAATATCATCAGAATCGTTAATCTTGAAGAATTTATTTCCATTCTGTTCAAGTTCCTTCATATTGGATACCTCGCCCATCTTATAATAGAACTCAAATGGAGCCTGTTTACCTCTCTCAATAAAGATATCTGATTGTATCTCAATTTCGTTTGTTATCCCATGAAATACCTCTTGATGTACCACAGGACCTGTATCCATACTCAAAAGTTCGTGAGTAAATCCTTCATTTTGTCCATCCGTAAATAAAGACGGATAAACACTAATGGTTGTAACCCCTGTTGTTAAATCATCCATATATTTTATACCGTCTATAAAATATACATAAACAGTATCTGTTATCTGAGATATCCCGTTAATTCCTGATTTACCTTCAACCTCACTAATATTCGATTGTAAACTATTAGAACCATATCTTTTTAATTCATTTAAACGACTAACCCCATCGTCACATATTATAACACCTGAAGTATTAACATACGATAACATTTCGTAGTCATACCCTAAACTCTCGGGAGTGGTCACATTAACGTCAAACGTAATATCATTATTTGAAGGGACTGTCACTTTCTTTACCTGTTTATTTCTACCCCACGGAGTATCAATTGTAAGTGTTATATCATACGAACCATTACCACTATATTGATGTGTGTTTAATACACCGTTAACTTGGTATGTGTTTTGATTTCCGTCACCCCAATCAACATTATATGAAAGACTTTTCATAAATTTATATCTATCGTCATTAACACTATCACGTAATTTAACTGTCGTATCGTTCTCATTGGTTTGAACAACAAAATTACATAACACATCAATATGACCAATATCACCATCAGTCGGAGTATATAAACCAACATTGTCGTAATCTTGTTCTAAATAAACCTTAAGACGGTAATTAGTATTGTCTGATATTTTTTTAATTGTCTTTTTCATTATAACATTTGATAAAACATTAATGGGTTATCTTCTGAATCACCTACTCTTTCCCCTTCAACACCATCACTATAATCATAAATTTCATAAGTCAATTTCTGTCTATCTAATTTAACTTTATAGTAAAAATCTTTTTTAGGGTTTATCCCTGAATCAACTAATGGGTCATTAGTCATTCTAACCACATCACCCGTCTTCGCATTAAAAAATCTACAACTCATATAAAACTCGTTAAAGGGTTTTGTACTTAAACTTTTAAAAACAAATAAATCAGAAACTTCATTATTTTTAACATTATTCGAGTAAATATTTGGGACAATGTACGTTCCAACGTCTATTCGTGTTAATTTACTACTATCCTCAAATCTATCCCCAAACTCATCGATATAATCCTGCTCGTTTGGACCACTGACACCTCCAGCAGTGTTATCATCAACACCGTCACCATCAATATCCACCATATCATCCTCATAATCCGCAATACCGTCATAATCGGCATCATAAATTGATAAATTTGAAAGATATATTGGTATTATTTTAGTTAACTGTAATTTCTGTTTTTCTCTTGAGGTTGTGTCGAAAAAATCTAACTTAAAAAAACTGTTTTTAACCGCATTACTAAATAATACTAATTCTCGTTCTTCAAACCCTTGTGGATAATACTCGTCAATCCAAAATGGTGACTCCCCACTTTTATCTATAAATGAAGCTGCGATATATAACCCGTTATCCCCACTATCATCGTAATTATGTATAAATTTAGACACCTCATAATCTTTTACAGGGTTTATTATATCCTGTAATACATCGTCAGAGAACTTTTCAATCAAATCCTCCTGACCTGTAATATCAAATTTAGTCTCTAAACTAATAGGGATATTTAAACTCTTACCTTTAACTATTCGTACTTTACTCACAATCGTCAATTAAGAATGGGTTTATTCGAGTATCTTCTACTCTACTATTAGTCACACCATCAATGGTATCTGGTTTTATATATAAATTTTCAACATTATTAATGTAATGACATCCATTTATAAACGGATAATCAACACCTAATCCCTCAGCATTAACATAACCTTTTGACCATATATCTCTCCATTTCCAAACATTTTCTTTTTGAAAGTATTTGGCATATGATGGTAAGTTATATATGTCGCCAGTGTCAGACTCTTCAATATAATCCGAATAGACCCTTAACTTATATTCAAAATGTGGGTTATAATAGTAACCTTCAGGTCCATTAGGGTATGTAGTCCCATTTATCGTTTTTCTATCGAAAAAATCATCATTAAACGATAGTCTTAAGTGTCTGTCCGTTACCTTTCTTTCTATCATTTCATATGGGTTATACTCATAAATACCACCCATAATAGTATCACCAACCGATAAGTCTTTAACCACCTTATCATTACCACTATACAAACTTTCTTCAACCTTAGTTAACGCATCTTCGTTTCCATAACCGAATTGTCTTTCAAACCCATATTGTTGTTGATTGAACATTTTCATTTTGTTTCTATGTAAGACACTAACGTTAATGTTTGTTAATGGTCTTTCTAAATGGTCAACTAACCCATCAACATCTACCTCATCCTTTAAGATGAACATATAGGTATTTCCGTTTTCTTGTGTTCTTACAACACCTTGCTCTTCATATGATGGTTCATTATTATCATTTAATCCATATTTCTGTATATATTGTTCGTCCTCAAAAATTGAAGATTCAAATGCGTTTTTTTGTACCTCAAACGACTCGTGGGTTCTAAGTATTTTATGTTTAATCATATAATACTCTGAAGTCGTTTCTTCAGGATTATTTTTTTCAATTACTCTCTTAAAACTACCCTCATCTAATACGACACCTTCTTCAAACTGTCCTTTATAAATCCCAAATATTCTATCTTCTGAACGATATTTTTGATTACCAATAACATCAACACTATAAACCACTCCACTAATCTCAACAAAATCGTCTTTACTTAATCCATGTTTAAGTGGAGTATAAAATTCAAAATACGAACCGTTATCAGTCGCTTTGAACGGTAACCCATTTGACAAATCAAATTCAATCGTCCCTTCATCTTCAGGTAAGTTTAATTTAATCTTATCACCAACAGTAGGTACAAACTTCTCACTGGGGTAGGTTAGATATAAATTCCAATTGACTCTATCGGAAAAAACAGAACCAAAACCATTACCGTTATTATACCACGAATAATTTTTATACCCTGTAATATCGAAAAACTCTTCAGATGCGATACCACCATTATAGTCCTCACGAATAAAAGTCATTTCTTTCATCGGTATTCGACCTATTAACTCAGATAAATCTAAATCAGATGGAGAGTTATCCTCCGTTTCATTAATAATTTCTTCAATTTTCTCGTTTACAAAAAATAAGTTATGTAATATCTCAAGGTTGGTTGTTGATAAGTCCGTAATATTTTTCCATATAGGTCTTATAATACCCGTTAACCTATACTTGTCCGATTTCTGTCTTTCAGTGTCGTATTGTTCTGACTGACTTAATATAACAGTTCTATCCCCTTCAACTATATGTCTACCTTCTTGAGCAAGTTCAACTTTTAAAGACATATCTGTCTCTTCAGAACCTTTGAACCTTAACTCGGGTAATATTATTTTTTTATTTTCCATTTATCAGTATTAAATAAATAGTTAGCTAAGCAATCCGTCCAGTGAAAAGGTTTTCTATTTCTAATACACACACCATCTTCTAAAACTATTTTATTATATTCATACGCCATACCACCTGTTTTCCAATTAACTTCTTCACCATAATCTCTAGTATGTAAGTCTATTAACGATTGTTCATCATATTCAAAACCATACCTACTTTTTGGTAACGAATTTATAATTTTTTTACTATAACCCTTTTTTTTACATTCACACGTAACATTTTCAGGATATGCTCTAAAATCTTGTATTAACCCCATAACTCTTATCCCGTTATACCTTTCAGACATTTCAACCAACTTCCTATGTGGTATACCCGCATAACACGTAGCAAATTGCATATTACCACCACTTACAATATTATCAGCCACAAGGTCTAATAACTCATCTAATTTTTTCAACTTAGACTTATCATCTCTAACCTCTTCACAATTTACTAAATTTTTACCAACACCATACGTGTTTATTGTAATAGACTTTACCTTATTTGGGTATTTTTGAAAAAATTTTTCTGTACCTTCGATAGCCTCATCTAACGTTTTTACCGGCCCTACATTATAGGTAAGTTTGGAAAAAGTCTTAAGAATCCACCTATCACTGTCGGTATTATGATAATCAATATAGATTACTAAATGATTTGGTTTTCTTTTTTTAAATAACATATTATTTAGGTCCATAATTTTCAACAAATTTATCATACGCCGTAGAACCTTTTCTCAACCCTAGTTGAAAATGGAACGGAACACCAATTTCCATTAAATGTGCTCGTTTTTGATTAACAGTATACTCTTTATAATTGTCATTCGCCTTTAATTTTTCCCCATTAACCTCAACACAGTCAATAATTGGGGGTAATAAATAAGGTTTAAGGTACTCATTATCCGATGGGTCATTATTTAAATCTTCATTAAGATTTGCTTTAAACATTTGTATTCTTTGATTATAAACTTTATTTTCATAATAACTTTGTTTTTCACCCGACCTACTTAAAGGTATTCCAAGGTCATCTAAAAATGGTAATGCAGCATCGTTAAATAATCCGTTGACACCACTACCATCACCTACAACTCTTTCACCAAATCCGTGACCTCTAGTATTCCATAAAAAATAGGGAACTCTTTGTGATGTATCTCCTAACCTTCCAGGTTCATTAAGACACGCCCTTATTAACCCACCTAATTGTTCTAACTCAGGAGTGTCAGGGTCATCTTCAGAAAAGAACATTTTAATACCTATAGGTCCTTTGGAATCAAAAATACCATTATATAAGGACATATATGGTGAGTCCTCCTCTTCGATTTCAAACGGATATATCCCTGTTTGTGTGTTAAAATTCATTAACTGAGAAATATCTCCATCAATCTTACCTTTTCTACTATCAAATAAATCCCTAACCCTTAATCGACCTCTCTCTTTAATTTCTTTTGACTGTATAGTATACTCCATTAGGTCATCAACACCTTTATATGAGGTGGCACCAATACTTCTACTTATTGAACAGTTAGGGTCTAATTCGTTATCTGCACAAATTTCATTTAACCAAGTATTTCTAGGCCCTAAATCCATCACAGTCGTTGGGTAATTAATTTCTCTATGCTTCCCGTCTCGAGAAGACCCATAAAACCCTTTAGTTTTATTCATATAGTCCTCAGTTAATTGACTATTTAAACCTAAATTAGTCCCTCCATTACTGTAGTTATATTGATTTTCTCCTTGACTATAGTTCGGATTGAATGGCGTTGACCTATAATAGTAGTGAACACCAGTTTCATCTTCTTTTCTATATAAACAATCTTTACAATACCTATTTTTACCTCTTTTCATAAACTGAAAGAAATATAACGCTCCATTTAACCATGAGTTAGAGAAGGTATATGAAACTACACCACCACACATTAATTTACCAAATAACTTTCTTCTTCTGTAGTCGTTTAACATCTCACCGGTTCTTCCGGCCAAAGGAACTAAGGTGTAAACACCGTCTCTAAATTCAGAATAACCCGAAACTGTTCCTTTTTTTGCTTTTTTTGAGTTAACACGATATGGTCCTTTTTTCTTTACCTTACCATAATATCGACCACTATATATACAGTGCAACACCCCATTTCTAAAATTTGTGGGGTTATCGTCTAACCCACCACTTTTATTATATTTAGAAAAAACGGCTAAAACGTTATATGGAGGTCTTGGTTCACATTCATCTTCGTTCTCACCTAAAATATTTTCTTCATAATTTTCAGTCGTGTCATACTGTTGCCAAATCCCACTTTGCCCAGTAATGATACTGATTATTCCACCCTCTCCTGGTCTGTTATCATCTAAATATTCTTTAGCTTCTACATATGTTAACACATCCTTAATTCCGTCATCATCAGTATCAAATCCATCAACAAACGGATGTAGATTCATATCACCCCCAAAAAAACCACTACTACCTGGCTCATCTTCTATAATATAGTCGTATTTAGAACAACCCGACTCTATTTCAGTAAATACCACATCCTCAGGTTCAATATCATCAATCTTCCAAAGATAATCAACCTTTACAACCCCATTATTAGGGTGACAAGTATCCGAAATAGGTTCATCAACCTCTTTATTATAAACCTCAGCTAATACTTCCGCAATTTCATCGTAAATATCTTTTATAACCCATGTATTAAAATCCTCACTCCATACTATATCATACACCTGACCTATCCCAATTGGTACTACTATATTTTCATCATCAAACACATTTATTCTGATAACCCATCTTTCATATAGATATATTTCATCCCCATCAAGATTAGTCGTTGAGGGTGGGGGTATCAACCCACTCGGAAAGTATAAATCACCGTCAGGGTTATACGACTGTGGTTCTGTTAACTCTAAAGGGTTTGTAGTATTATTTGTTGGTGTTGGGAATGTAAAACCTAAAGTGACTAATGCGTCTTCTTGTTCTAAGTTAGTTGCACCAACATTTTTTGTACCTCTTAACTCTATTTCTTCATCCGGAGATACAACAATAGGGTTTATTAAATTCTCCCCATCACAATCATAAAAGTCAGTTATTGTTATATCATTCGGTGTCTCATTTTTTACTGTATATGACCAACAGTCATCAGAAACACGAGTATATTTTTCTTCAAACTCTAAAGTTTGATATGTTGGTGTTGGTACATTATCCCCTTCATACGTAGATAGGATATCACTGTCAATAATGTCCACATTCGTAGTTGTTTCATTTGGGTCTTCATCCTCTTGACAGTCATAACAATCGGGATATGTAATTAACCTCAACTTCATAATATTATCAAATTGGTATTCTTTCGCGTTTCTATACATCTTAGCAGCTGCCCTTTTAGCAACTTTAATCCTTTCTAACGCGGCTGCAATAAGAAACAACACCCTAGTTACAAATTCATTTATCAGTAACGTTATAAACTTACCGAGATAATCAACAAAACTAAGAATCGTTAAAATAAAGAAATTAAATCTATGATTCCTAACTGCATCATTAATCGGAAAGAAGTTATTAGTGTTGGCACAATCATCTTTTTCTGACGGCCAAATCTCTTTTATACCAATAAACGATTCATTCCTATCTCTAACAAAAATCTTAAACACTCTCTCCCACCAACCTGTCTTCCAATATTGGTTGATAAAGCTAGACGCAGTATAAACCCTACCGTAACGGTATTGGTAAAAATAATCTTGTGGTACACCCACTTGGTTATTGTCAATCGCATCTTGGCTCATACCCGCAATCTCAGATATCGCAGCCGCAGGATAATCGTCTAAATTCGTACTGAATGAGTACGATTTACTATCTATCGTTGAGCGACCACCAACAAAATTAGTATCATCATCAGTGTGATATTCCCTAACGTTAGGGATTAAATACTTACCAGTAAAACGATTTCTTTCTCCTGTATCTTCATTTAAACTTATTCTAAACCTATAGTTACCCATAGTCGGTATACCCACATCCTCATCTTTAGATTCCACTAAATAACCGAACTCGTCAGTGGTAACATATTTCATATTCATCGGAACTCTGAAGAAATACACTCCTTTCTCATCAACCTGAGTGTCTAATAATATACTTTCTAATATTGGTCTTTTCATGTCAATCTCACCATTAGGCTTACTTTCGTACTGACCACTAAAACGTATCGCTTCAATATCTCCTTTGAATGTGGTTAGTCGACATTTCTCACCCATCTGATTATCAACATTACAACTCACTCGTAAAGCATCTTTACCTGAATCAGTAAACGTACCACCCATCATAATAGCATAAGGGTCTATCCTAACACCTCTTTCTTTTAAATCAAAATCTGAACGAGTTATACCTATTTGACATAATTCAGGATTACCCCAAAACGGTTCAACATTTACTGTTTTCTGTGTAGATACAATTTGAGGTAAGGAATCTAAATTATCTGACGACATAAATGTGTACGCATTTTCAAATTTCTCTTCAGAAACCCCTTCATATTTCAAATCATAAGGAACTAAAGACTGACAACCAATATCAGATAAATCTAAGTCGTAATGTAATGTATGTGTACCTAATGGAACCCCAAATAACATAAAGTCACCTGAGTCATTGGTTTTTGCAGAATATTTGTAATATTTGTCGTATACCTCTAATACGTGTTCTTGTGTAAGAACATCAACCTTAGACGGGAAAGTACCTGTCGGTGTGTGTCCTGAATGTTGTCTTATATTAGGTAATAAGTTATACCTATACCCTTTTTCGTTTCTTGTCGTGGATGTTTTGAAGGGATAAATCTCATTAATCACTGGATTATCCTCATCGATATTATCAATAGGTACAAATATAGACACACGGGCATTTGGTACTCCATACCCCCCATTAGTAAATACTCTACCTACCACAACACCAAAGTCAGCACATAAACTTGTGTACTCACCTGTTTGTGTCAGTTTTAAAGATAAGATGTCTAACGTATCAAAGTCTTGGTCGATATTGATTTTAATGTTAGTATCTACCCCTGGTGTTGTTCTTATTCTATAGGATTTAGACATACGTGTTTCTTTTTAGATAAATATTAAATTAAATATTTTCCTAATTAATAATAAGATAATACAAAGTAATGTAAACTTGATTAATTAATCAAAGGAGCAGAAATTGTTTTAACTCTGACAACGATATCCTTACTTGGGAACCTAACTTGGTAAATCTGATTACTTCTCATATAAACCGTTTCATCACCTAATTGAATTTGTTTGGTGTCTTCATCAATATATGGTTGAGCAGTTTTAGTATCTGAATACCCTTCACCCACTTTATTAATAACCCTTAAATCGACTAAGTTAACCACCCCTGATTGTGAGTTAATTATTTGTTTTAACTCTCCAACATATAAATGCTCACCTAAGTCCCTACCATCAATCTCCAAATATGAAGACACTTCTGATAAAATCGAAGATATGATTTCTGTTTGATTAACATTCTTATCTAATATCACATCTATCTCAAAACCTAAGTCAATAATCTCAGCAACTTCTGTCTCAATATAATCGTTAATCATTCGATATTCTGATAGATACTCAGCAATGTTTTGTCTTAAAACGTTAGAAACTTTATTTGTTAAACTACCATCCGAATCATAAGACAATAAATTAATTCTTATCTTATTATCTTCTTCAAATACGTTTACCTTTGATGGTGCTCCGTATTTTGCTGGCATTGTCTTTATTAATATTCTATAATCATTCAATGTCACGGCCCTTTCTTGAGCGGCGAAATTAAACGCAACCATATTTCTAATTTCTTCTAATGATGGTTTGTCCGCCCCACCAATCGCGGCTGCTACGTTAGTCGCAGTTAAAGAGTTAATAACTCGTGTGTTGATATTAGACGATGGTCCTGTTACCGAAAAATCATAATCACCTAAGTCGTTTAATGAATTAACACCTACGTTAGATGTTATACCACCACCAACACGATATTTTATAAATAAAGTAGTGTTTGGTTTAACTGATTTACCTAATGATAAGTTATTTGTGAAATCTAATAAATCGTAACTCCCTTCTAAGTCTACGAAAGTATCAAATTGGTCTTGAGCCGATGTATTACCACCCCCAAAAGTTACAAACGCAAATCCTTCAGGAGTAAACTCAGATATAAATCTTCTATCAACTGTTTTATACTTACCCCTTACAACACCTGGTTGGTCTGAAGGAGATGTCGGGTCTTGAGTAAAAATTCTATCCTGTGATAAACTTTTAACCTCATACCACTTATTTTTAGTTTTTCTAAATTCTGCATCTGACGGTACTGTACTAAATGTTGTTCCTTGTTTTTCTATAACATCCACAATCCCTAACACATCTTCATCCGGTAGGTATAATCTCATAAATGGTTTAACATCTGAAGGTCTAATAACTTTTTTAAACACCTTTGTCACCCCATTAACAACAACCTCTCTTTTTGTTATATTATACGATAATATTGTCCCCGAACCATCAACAATAGGAATTTTAGTCCTGTTTGGATTACCTTTCAAATCATACTGACTTGAGAAGTCAATATCGTAAATCGTTTCAAATATATGTCCCGAACCCGACACCTGAGCTCCTCTTCTTAGGATACCCAAATATCTAGAATCTTCTTTATCCCCCGAAACAGGAACGTTAACTGTAAAGTCAACTAAAGTCACTGAAGGT